ACGAGTATCTGTTTTAGATACTTATTTAAGTAGTATACTATTATTGTGCTATTGTAGTAATTTATTACAATGCAGAATGATAGTAACCGAGATGGTGGAAGTGAGAAGAAGCGAGGATGCTTTAATATACAATCCATTACAGGAGCCAGAATATCAGGTCACGAGGGGGATGAGAGAGTCTATGAGACAAAGTCTGAATGCTTACGTACTATACTTCAGAAGATGGGTGCGTACCCTGCCGCCAGCGACCAAGTGTATAATAGTAGTACTAACTATACCGCTATTTTTAATTCTTGGCTCATGTCTACTGGTTACATGTTTACGTCAACCACCATCAAAGACTATTCTAAAACCTCAATCCGAGGAAGTTACGTTGAATATGGAAGATGTATCCGATGGACCACGCGAGAGGGACTTGTAGAATATCAAAGTCAGGGAACCGATGAAACTGCAAAGAAAGCTAATAATTATAGTTGTTGGCAGATGTTTTCAAGAATTCAGAAAACTATTCCAAGAGTTCAAGCAATGTGTACTACGCTACAATTAAATCAGGAGTACGCATTACACGAACAATTAAAGTGGATATTAGATAATGGAACTTTCGAAAAGTTCTTTGTAAATAAAATTAGATTTCCTTTCGTACAGATGGAAGGAGTTACTAATCAAGGTGAAATGGATCAAACTAGTGATCGCCAAGTTAATACAATCATTACGAATGATCAGACACAAACATTGGCATTACCATTTAAGGAATTAGACTTATTGAGTCTAAATACTTCATCTGAAGCTGTGCATAATTTTCCATCACTTACTAACCGATGGATGCCTTTGACAGCCATTACAGTTAGTACAAATCAGTCAAGCGGAGATTTAATAAATACTTTGTATTTACCAGAAGCCTTGTATGAGCGAGCTAATAGTGCCCCAAATTTGGCACCCTTTGAAGCTTTCATATATGGTCGTATGAGCATTGAGCTACGTATAGTTGCTAATGCTAGCAAATTTCATTGTGGGAAATTACTAATCAGTAGTAAATATGATACCTATCAGTGTGATCATGAACAAAATGATATGCAATCAGCTCTCGCTAGGAATCATGTTATTATTGATTTATGTGCTAACAATGAGGGATTATTAGATGTGCCTTTCCGATATCATAGACCATGGGTGAGATTAGTTAAGAATAGTAAGGCTAGCATAGGGATTAGACCTAGTAAATATTGCTCTATTTACTCTCATATTCTCTCACCCTTACAAACAGGAACAGGAGGTACTACAGACGTTAGCGTAAGAATTTTCTATCGATTTAAGGAAATTGCTTTTACCGGAATGTCATATCGAGTGACAGTTCAAGGTTTTGGAATTGAAGATGTAATTTCGCCTCCAACTTGTAGAGCCTTAAAAGAAGTGTTAGTAGGAGCCGAAAAAGCTTTTGATCAGTTAGGTAAGAGTGGAAATCAAGATAAGCCTAGTAAAGTAGAAGGCATTATTGTAACACCAAGACCACGTTTAAACTTTGGAGGAGGTAAAGGAATTATTGATGTTCAACCATTACGAGTGAATCCGCACACGCTTACTAATTTTAAAGATGTCCATATCCCAAGCGATGAACCACGTTCATTTTTAGATATGGCTCGCATTTGGGGTGTATGGCGAACGTCGTCTTGGAGTAAGAATGACAAAGAAGGAGTAAATATTATACGCCTCAATATTGATCCAACGTCCAGGGAATATACTAAAGATTATTCAGGAACATTAACACCGTTAGAGTATGCTTGTTCCAACTTTATGTTTTGGTCAGGAACCATTGAATTACGATTTGATTTTGTATCAAATAGTTTTCATACAGGAGCGGTCCAAATTTCAGCAGAATTCGGAAGAGTTACAGATTCTGAGTCTGAATCTGAAAGTAGTGCTACGTATACTAAGATGTTTCATTTAGGGGAACAAAAAAGTGTACATTTTCGAGTACCATATATTTATGATACAATTTATCGAAGAACTACGGATAGCGTTGGGGGTCATTATTTAAATTATACGACGTCAACAGCTATAAAGAGAGATGCCTTGTCGGTAGCTCCAGAATCACGAACGTTTGTTAAGGTCAGGGTAATTAATACTTTAAATCCTGTATCTACAGCTCCTCAATCAATACAAATTCTCACCTTCATACGTGCCGGAGAAGATTTTGTTATGCATGGTATAAAAAATTTTGGATTAATACCCATTGTTAAAGAAGAACAAATGGATAATTTTCCTTTAGACGGATATGCAGTGAATACTGAACAAGTAATTGATCCACCAGTTATTCCTTCTTCTCCAACTCCTCATCAATATACTCCGGAAGAGATAAGAATATTGCGAAGAATAGAGGAACTTAATCGGGGTAAGGCAAAGTTGTTAGCCAAAACTGATCGAAATGATTGGAATGAATATAAATCAACTGTGATCCCTAAAACTCAGATGGATACCGGGGAAAAGGAGGATCTAGACAGAACCAGTGATTTTAGAGCTGGATTATCTAACCAAACTATACAAACCTTAGATTGTCATACGAGTTTTAAAGATTTATTAAGAAGACCTTATCTCTTGTTAAATCAAGTAAATATAGCTCCTATAAACGGAGGAGGTTATTTTATACCCCTAATGCCTCCGAGTAAAAATATGTCGATTTGGTTACGGAATGATGAATACCAAGCAAATGCAATTTGGGCGCAAACAATTCACACTACATCAGCTTCAGCGATTATGGATTGCTTTCGTGCTTGGCGTGGGGGTATGAGATATACAATTGTTGTTAATAAAGGGACCAAACCTATTTATGTTTCTTTGGTTCCTCATTCAGGAACAAGGATTATGGGGATGCATAGCCCTCTTAATACAGCAGAAACTGGCCCTTGTCCATTATATGGAATGAATTTTTCTACGGAAATTATAATACCTTCTATTAACCCTTCAGCGGTTATTGAAGCACCATATGATACAGAAAATACATGGTCTTTAACTTTCGAAGAGAATCCTTCTCGGAATTATACCTGGCGAGATAAAGCAGACACGAACTCAGGGCACTTATGTATTCAAGCTATGGAAGCCATAAATGTGTCCGTTTTTTGGAGTGCCGCGGATGATTTTGAAATTGCTAACTTTTATGGTCCATCAAGTGGAAAACAAAATGGTTGGGCGTACCGGTATAACGATATCACTTATCCGAAAGTTCAGATGGATTTTCAAACTAGTGAGATGGCTACTAAGGTAGGACATCTCGTCTCAAATGTAATTAGTAATAAGGGAGTCATGTCATCAATTGGTAAGTGTGCTCCTTATGTTGGAGCAGGGTTATTGGCCCATCATATCGGTAAAAAGATGACGGCTATAACTAACGTAGTTGATACCAATATGAATCGTTTAGCAGATACTGCAGAAACAGTTGGTGGAACCATATGTACCGTAAAAACATCCTTAGAGTCCACATTTACTTCTGGCGAAAGTTTAGAAAATAAGTTAGAGAGATTAACAAGAACTGTAGAAGGCGCTGGGGAAGACTTTGAGTCGATTAGTTATATACTAAACTTGGCTATAGAGAAAGTATCTAGTGCTGTAGGATCTGTATTATCGGGCTCTGTGTTAGTCTATGATTTCTTGCTGGATGTACTAATGGCATGGATGGAAGGATCGTGGTCGATAGTGGCTATAGGCATTTTACGATTCCTTAGTAAAACGTTACTATCTACTAATTCACTTTGGTCTCTGATGAGCGTATATATACCTGCGTTTGCAGCGTATTTGAAATCTCTTTCTACGAAAGGTGTGCCTGTTGTTCAAGCCCCGCCTAGTCAAGAGAGTACAATTACTGGTATTCTGTTAGGTATAGTCGGAACAGTGTTTGGAGTAGTTTTGGATCCTAAAAAGACACGAAGTTTTCCTTCAGCACTATTTGAACGGTTAACAAATTCTCAAGGGATTCAATACTTGTTAGGAGTCCTTAGATTTGTGCAAGGTATTTTTGATGCCATTAAAACACTAGTAATGGAAGCTCTCGGATATGTATCACCAGAAGCAAGAGCACTGAAAATTTTGGCCCAGAGTAATGAACTTATTAATAGTTTTATTAGAGAAGCTCAAATAATCACAAGCGAAGCAAATGGTATGTTAATTAATGTCCCGAAATTTCGACAAAGATTTTGGAAAACTGTATTAACGGCTCATCAACTACAGAGAATTATTTGCGGAGTACCGGCGAATTGTGTAAGCCCCCAATTGATGCGTCTCTGTGGAGAAGTGATCAAAGTGGGTAATGAGAAATTTATGGATTTATCATCATCTCCAGTTCGCTTTGAACCAATGGTTATATGTATAGAAGGGCCTCCAGGAGTAGGAAAGAGTTTTGCTACGGAAGAGATAGCCAAAGTTTTATTACAAGAAGTTGGTTTTACTCAACCATCATCGGAAAGCATTTATTATAGAACTCCAGGAGAAAAATTTTGGAGTGGTTATCGGGACCAACCAGTTATTGTTTACGATGAGTGGTTAAATGTAAATGACCCCTTGAAATGTACAGAAGTTTTAGCAGAACTCATGAAATTGAAATCTACGGCGATATTTATCCCGGAAATGGCCCATTTAGAAGAAAAGAAGATACGGGGTAATCCATATCTTATCATCTTATTGTGTAATGGAGCTTTTCCAAGTGTGAGTGATTACATGAGATATCCAAAAGCGATTTATCGGCGACGTGATCTTGTCTTTCGTTGTGAAAGATCTCAAGAGTATAAGGATAAAGACTTGCGGAGTCTATCAGCTGCAGAGTTGGAAGCCTCACCTCATTTACAGTTTAAAGTCTATACAGATCCCACTAATGAAAGATCTCTTAATCCTGAAGCACGAACTTTTGCTCAGACTTTGATCTTTATGAAGAACCGCTTTAAACGCTATTGGTTGAAAGAGAAAGAAATAGTTCAAGTCCGAATGTCACGCTTACCTCAATTTGCAGGTACGACCACTACGAGTTTAAGATTAGAGGATCCATTTACACTGTTTTATGAGCTAAATTGTAGAATACAAGAAGATGAAACTTTAAGTCAAAACGGGTGGACTCCTTACGAACAATTAGAAGCTGCAGTTGAAATGATATCTCAAGCAGTCAATCATCATCAGGAAGCCGTTGAGGAAGTTGAAATTCCTGAAGAATTAACTTGGGCTGAATTAATCACTAGTCCTGTACAACAAGGACCCTTGCAGACTGGGTTAACAATCTTGGGATTTTTAGTTGAAGGAGGATTTGCTAAATACTTAATGGCCGCAACAGCCAAAGTATTATTGAAATGGAAAGAACAATTATTTAAAATGCAGCCTATTACAGGTAGTTGTGGAATTTGTAGAGAGGAAAAAGCATGTTTATATGTATGCAAGTCAACTGTTCATTTAACTGAAGGACAGCACTTTATGTGTTCAGATTGCTTTATAGCTCGTGAATATGCTGGAGAATTAGGGTGTTTCGAGTGTGATTGTCCCGACATGTGTACGGTTGTAAGAAGCCAAGATATCTCGACAGTTTCTTTATTAGTTCGCATAGCGCGTGTAATGCATTATAGTTTGACATGGGTCGTGGAGAGATTAATGGAATGGTATGGTTGGAGACGAAAGAATAGAGTTACATTTAATGGTTTAGCATCCGCGTACTTTATGGGAGTTCTTGGAGTAATTTTGAGTGCTTTAGTGGGCGATACAGAATTAACCTTTAATAAAGCTGTTGCAACAAGTTGTATATATTCAACTGTTGTAGAAGTGTGTTTTTCAATAGGTTCTATGTTTAGAAGTAAGAATAAATACCAAGGGCGTTCTAATTATAAAGGAATACCAACATCACAAATAGATAGTTGGGAGGAAACACGAGATTGTTCAGAAACTGCTATTACGCAGGAATACAATGATTTATTTAAACCGGGGTTAAACGAGATCATATTTGAGAAAATGATGGTCCCTCAAGAACAAAGAGAAGGTTGTTTACATCATAAATTATTCGAGCTTGACAGTAATTCTATTCTAGAAGGTGAAAAATGGTTATTAGTTGATACAGAGACCTCACGATACATTGCAGTATCTAGTAGTCCCTGTACGTATACGAAATGTCCTCTTCTCAATTACGAGAAATACAAAGAATTCTGTTTGGAATATTTAAAAGGGG